TGAGGGCGAGGCGAAGGTTGTCAGTGCTGGCGTGTGGGGCCAGTTACGCCCGCTCGATGAAAAGGCGAGGGCGAAGACTGAGCGGTGGGGTGACACGTTGCCCGACCTAGTGTCGCCGGAGCTGGCGGGAAGATTTGAGGCGGCATACGAGGCGCTGTACGAGAAGGTCCATGCAGATGACATCGTTGGCACCAATCAGATTGCCGCGCAGCTTATGCGTGCGTGGGATGTGCTGGAGAGCGAGGCGATAGCTGCGGGACATCAGCCGCTACTGCCTGACGGTTTCTGTGTGAACCTTGGCGGGCATGTTACGTGCTTTGCGGCGTCGGGCGTCAGCGAGTTGCGCAGGAAGCACCCTGATTGGGTCGTGTATGCGTTCGAGGACGCTGCAAGGCTGCTGAAGCATGACTGGACAGAGCAGTTTACCGCAGCAGCGTTCAAGGCATTCCCAGAGGCGAGCGTCACTAGAGTGAAGCGTCCCGATGAGCCGGTGAACTACGATCTTGGCGGTGACGAGATACCATTTTGAAAGGATAGACGATGTCGAGAAGTGAAATTGCAAGAGCTAAACTGGATGCGCTAGACGCGCGGGGCGAGGATGACATCTTCGAGGAGCTGGTGTCGGGCACAAGCATGCGTGACATGTGCAAGAAGATGAACGTGGGACACAAGCTGTGGTACAAGTGGGTCGACAGCGTGAGTGGACGCAGGGGGCGATATGAGGACGCGCTGACAGAGGCTGCGCACTTCTACGCAAACAGGGCCATCAGCACAGCGCAGGGAACTGAGCCGGCGACTGTGAACGCTGACAGGCTGCGAGTGGACACGGACAAGTGGATGGCGTCCAAGCTGTCGCCGCAATACGACACGCGGCAGAGAGACGTGGCGATCAACATCAGCGTGACAGACTTGCACGCGCAGGCTGCGATGCTGCTTGGTTCAGTGTTGGAGGGTGAGGCTGAGGACGTGACGATTGCGGGAGAGCTGGGATACGATGACGACGATGATGACGTGCATGACGTGTGAGAGGCGAAATCACGCATTGGCTCACAATTGTGAGCGCGGGCGCGCGCGGTATCATAGCACCTCATTTGTGTCAACGATGCTGCCGCGTTCCGACGATTTCGCGGTGCCCAATAGGTCCAGTTTAGCTAAGTCATTGATTTCATTGAATCCGTTTATTAACATAATGGTGCTTATAGGTCATTCGCCTTGCCAGATGCCAGAAAACCGCGATTTGACCCCCCCCGCCAAAACTTTCGACGGGGTGCAAATGCTAATGACCCCAACACATATCCACTGACCCCCTCAGTCCAGCAACAGGTGTTAACATGACCTCGAAAAAAAATTCCAAAGATAACCCGTTTACGCAATTGCTAACACGTTACCACAGCGACCCCGTCGCCTTCGCCCGCGAGGTGATCGGCATCGAGCCTGACGCGTGGCAGGTTGAGCTGTTAGACGCGATTGCGGCCCCGAACGAGCGCCGCATATCCGTTCGTTCTGGTCACGGTGTCGGCAAGTCGACGGGCGTTGCCATTGCCGCTATTTGGCACGTACTGCTTCGCTTTCCGAGTAAGACGGTTGTCACGGCCCCCACCAGCTCGCAGCTTTTTGATGCCTGTTTTGCTGAGATGAAGAACGTGGCCAAGCGCCTGAAACCTCCGTTTGGCGAACTGCTTGAGATCAAGTCTGACCGGATTGAGCTGAAGAGCCACCCAGAGAGCACGTTTATTTCGTGCAGGACGTCCCGTGCTGAGCAGCCCGAAGCGCTCGCCGGCGTTCACAGCCAGCATGTGCTTCTGATTGCGGATGAGGCGTCTGGCGTTCCCAACGCCGTATTTGAGGCTGCGTCAGGATCGATGTCTGGCCACAGCGCAACGACTGTGCTTACGGGCAACCCGACGCGTAATACTGGCTTCTTTTACGATACGCACACGCGTTTACGTGAGGACTGGTATACGATGCACGTATCCTGCGTCGACAGCTCCCGTGTAAGCGACGATTTCGTTGAGGACATGAAGAGGCGGTACGGCGAGGACAGCCCCGCGTACCATGTGCGTGTTCTTGGGAACTTCCCCCCGTCGGAGGAGGACACGGTTATTCCGGTGTCCCTGATCGAGCATGCGATGGCCAATACCATCAAGATTGACGAGGACACGCCGGCGATCTGGGGCGTTGACGTCGCGAGGCAGGGTGGCGACAGCTCCGTTTTGGCGCGTAGGCAGGGTCCGGTCATACATCCGCTCACTGTCTGGCGCAACTTGGACCTTATGCAGCTCACGGGCGCTATTAAGGCGGAGTATGATATACTGCCCCCGTCCAAGCGTCCCATCGAGATTATCGTCGACAGCAACGGCTTTGGTGCTGGCGTTTTGGATCGTTTGCGTGAGCTGGAGTTACCGGCGCGCGGCCTGAACGTGTCAGAGCGCAGCTCGCAGAAGGAGACGTACCTGAATTTGCGTGCTGAGCTGTGGTTTAAAGCTAAGGAGTGGCTTGAGGGCATGGATGTTGTGCTGCCCAAGGACGACGGGCTTTATGCTGACCTTGCGGCCCCACGGTATCATTTTACCTCATCGGGAAAGATGCAGGTCGAGGGCAAGGAGGCCATGAAGAAGCGCGGCGTCAATTCGCCTGACCGCGCCGACGCCGTCTGCCTTTGCTTGGCCAACCACCACACGACGATGGCGTTTGGCCGAAGTGCTGCCGGATCGTGGAATAAGCCGATACGGCGCTCGATACGCGGCGTTGTTTAAACGTAGAAACGGGAGCCGAAGCTCCCGTTTGATTACGCCAGCTTGAATTGACGGCTGCCGATGGAGCAGTAGATCGACCGCTCAGTGGGCGCAGCCGGCGCATGGGAACGGTCGATTATTGCCTCAACGGCTTCTGACGTGCCGCCAGTGGCAAATCCACCGTCGTATTGAGCAACCCAGCGGCTGCCGTCGAAGTGGATAGTTGCGTGTTTGTAAGTATAAGACATTTCTGCCTCCTGTTTTTTGTGGGCTTGATTGCCCAATCCTTGGTTTGGGGGCGCGTAGCCCCCGTTGGGTTTAATGTTTGCGAACTTTTGAAGATTCATAAACGCCAACAAAATGTGATTTTTGTGCGACCATGTCTGCGGAGTTTGCAGCAGCATCCCAAACTGCGCCAGTTTCAAAAAAGCGAATTGAGTCGTTTGTGGTGCGCGTCCAGACTTTGCCGTCTGCTTCTATGGCGTATAAACGCGCCGCATAACCAAGTGGGTCACAACTATAGCGTTGGATCACCTCGTAGCCATAGACCCTGTCATCCCCGATTGGGTGGCGCTTAGTGCGTTGAGTGTGAAATGCATTTGTCATTTTATCGTCCTTTGTTTGTGGTGGGAGCCGAAGCTCCCGTTTGATTGGGTTATCTCTACTTGATGACGGTGCCGATCATGCCAGTGTCGTCATACACAAAGATCACTCGGCCTTGGCGTTTTGTTTTGATTGATCCCTCAACGCGCATGGAAATTCTGATCCCTGCGTTTAAATTCTTGGAATTTGCTGTAACGGTTGTTTCGTTGTTCAGTGATGTAAAAACTAGCATTTTATCGTCCTTTGTTTGTTTGCTTATACAGTTAACATAGTGTTAACACATCAGACATGCAATAGCTAATTTGCCCTATCCTTGGTTTGGTAAGTGCCGGACGGACAGGACAGGCAGCGGACATGCGCTGGACATGTCCGCCGTTGAGTTATTAGTCGTGAGTGTCAAAAGACTGATCCCAGCCTGCGTCCGCGTTAAGTGGCCGTATGACGAAGGTCTGGTCCATAATCGGACCGATTGGATCGGTTAGCGTGCCGTCGTGTAGGCATCGGCGCATTGCTGCGGAGGTATTCCCGCGCATAATCCAACGCATTGCGATGGTGTCTGCGTGGACAATATCGTCAGCATCCAGCTCAACGAAGCGGTCAGCAACAGACATGTCGCTGTCGGTTTCGACGTGGACAACAAACGCTGGCTTGCGTCCGCTCATACGCTGACCAGCAGCCTTGTCGGAAAGTAGGAAAGAAAGAGTGTTCATAGCGTGCCCTCCAGAGCAATTTCAACAGCCTCAACCAAATGGCTTTCTGGCGAAACATAGATGCCAAGGTTTTCTATAAGGTCTTGTGCAAACCAGCCTTTGTCGTCTGCGGCTGCGTACCCTGCGCGGTTCGCTGTGGTGTTTAGTTTGTTGATGATGCCTTGGTTTGTTGTAAGTGGCATTTTAAATTCCTTTGTTTGTGGTGGGAGCCGAAGCTCCCGTTTGATTATGCTTCGACGCGATATTGTATTTTTTCAACGGACTGCTTGATGCCCTGCCAGCCAGTTTTTGCAATTGAAATTGCGGTTGCTGCCTGTGCTTTAGTTGCCTTTATTTCCCATTCGTCAGCAGCAAACTCAATTGCGGCATCAAATGCGCGGGACCAAGATGCGGTCATTTCAAAGCACTTCAGCGCCTCCTCAGAAAGTGTTTGGATTTCCCACTGGCTCATGTATGCATTTGTCATTTTATCGTCCTTTGTTTGTTTGCCTATACTGTTAACATAGTGTTAACACATCAGACATGCAATAGCTAATTTGCCCTATCCGTAAAATAATGTTAGCTCGATCATGCGGACCCCTCCCGATCCGCTGAGACGT